GAAGTTGATGATGCGCCGTGGCTTGGAAAAGACCATGGAAGGCGACTTTGAGACCGACTCAATGCGTTATAAAGCCACCGAGCGTTATGACCTTGGTTGGACTGACTGGCGTTCAATGTTCGGTACACCCGGCGTTTAAAGCAAGCAGGGGCAGGAATAAACTCCTGCCTCTTTTCTTAATGTTTGGTCAAACTTTTCAAGGAGCAGACCATGCCCCAGTTTTCAGATGATCTTTTTCTAGGCTCTGCCATTACCTATCAAGGTGCGGATGCCTACCCTGCTGTTGCAACCTTTACGGGTTCAATTGCAACCACTACATTGACTGTTACTGCAATGCTTTCTGGTGACAACATCACCGTAGGTATGTTCATTGACAGTTCAACATCACTTACCAATGGCACCTACATTACCGCTTTTGGTACAGGTACGGGCGGTACAGGTACTTATACGGTAAGCGCCTCGCAAACCGTAGCAAGCGCCACAATTATTGGCTCAGGTAATGCTTTATTGCAAAACCCATCGCCAATGAGCACAGGCGTAGGCCCGTTAGGACGCGTTTATATTTGGGACGCTGTACCACAGGCAAAACTGACAACCAACATTGTTGCCGCTGTTATCACAACTGCTACCACGCTCACGCTTGCAGCAGGCGCAGGTGTAACATCAGCAACTATATATGGCGGTACAACAGGTTTGCAACTTGACTGTCCTCGTGCGGTTTCTACAACCACAGGCGCTGGTACTCCAACTTCTGTCAACATTACTGTTTCTGGTTACGACTACTACGGTCAAGCCATGAGCGAGGTAATTGCAACAGGAACAGTGGCATCAACAACTGTAAGTGGTAAGAAAGCCTTTTACCAGATTTCTAGTGTTGCTGCTTCTGGTGGAAGCGTAGTAACTGTTGCGGTAGGTACAACAGACATCTTGGGCGCGCCACTGCGCATCACTGATGCTGGATATATTACTCGTGCAGGTTGGAACAGCACCTTAGCAGAAGATGCAGGAACATTTGTTGCCGCCGCTACGTTGACGGCTACCACCACAACTGGTGATGTGCGCGGCACGTTTACCCCTTCATCGGCGGCAGACGGTATCAAGCGTCTTGTGATGGGAATAGCCCTGCCAGCAATTGCAGCAGGCCCAAATGCAACTCGTATTGGCGCCTTTGGCGTCACACAAGCATAAGGAGCACAATCATGGGTCAATTTAAACCAATGCCTAAGATGAAAACCACTGAGCCTTCAGTTGAATTGAAGCTTAAAGACGGTGGCACAGTAAAGAAAGCTAAGGGTGGGGTTATTCCTGAACGCGCTTCTGCTCGTGGTGCGCCTATGGCTGCTCGCCGTGGTATGGCTCCCGCCATGCCTAAGCGCGGTATCGGTATGGGTGGTATCCCCACTCGTATGGAAACTGGTGCTATGCCGGCGCCAATGCCTGCACCGATGATGCGTAAAAAGGGCGGTGAGGTTGAGTCTCCTAAGATGCACAAAGCTGAGATGTCAGCTATTAAAGGCATTAAGGGCGATCTTAAGACTCATGCAGATAAGTCTGCGTCTAAAGCTCATAAAGGTCTGAAATCTGGTGGAGTAGTTCAGAAGTACGCTACAGGTGGCGTAACTCAAAAGTACAAAACCGGTGGTAAGATGAAAAAAGCTTACGGCGGTTCTTGCTAATCAAGGTCGGGGCTTCGGCCCCTTCCTTTTAATTGGAGAAAAATATGGCTGATTCGGTTACGAGCCAAACGCTTATCGATGGTGAGCGCATGGTCATTATGAAATTTACAAACATCAGTGACGGCACTGGTGAGTCTGCAGTTTTAAAAGTAGATGTTTCTGCATTAACGCCAAGCGCATCAGGCGCTGCGTGTGACAGAGTTACCGTTAACAAAATCTACATTGCCAATCATGGTATGGAAGTTAGAATGTTTTGGGACGCCACAACTGATGTGCCGTTCTTTCTGTCCTCGCCCGGTGCAACGCAAACGCTTGACATGTCAGGCTTTGGCGGCATTACCAACGATGGCGGTGCTGGCGTTACTGGTGACATCATGTTTAGCACGGCTGATGCATCTTCTGGTGACACCTACTGGTGCATTTTAGAAATGGTCAAAGGATACGCGTAATGCCAAGCAAATCACCAGCTCAGCATCGTTTGATGCAAGCCGCAGCTCACACAAAGGGCGGCTATGGTGGTGTTCCACAAAAAGTTGGCAAAGAGTTTGCCAAGGCCGACAAGGGCAAAAAATTTAAAGAAGGCGGTCTATATGCTAACATTCATGCAAAACGTGAAAGAATCGCTGAAGGCTCTGGGGAGAAAATGCGCAGAGTGGGTAGTAAAGGCGCGCCAACGGCTGAAGACTTTAAGCAGTCCGCCAGAACAGCCAAAATGAAAGATGGCGGCGACCCTAGACTCTCGGTCTCTCGTGGTGAGAAGCTACCTACAAGTCAAGGCGCCGGATTAACGAAAAAAGGCCGCGATAAGTTTAATCGCGCCACTGGCTCTAATCTTAAAGCACCTGCCCCTAACCCAAAAACTAAAGCTGATCAGGGTCGTAAGGATTCATTCTGTGCTAGAATGTCTGGAATGCCGGGGCCTAAGCGCGATGAAAAAGGCGAGCTTACTCGTAAGGCCGCATCTCTTAAACGTTGGAATTGTCCTGGGTGGTAATGTATGAGCACTAGTGGAACAGTTGGCCAAACAACAATCACGGTTCAGAATCTGATTGACCATGGCGCCAGACGCGCCGGCAAGCTGGCCGAAGAATTAACTTCAGAGCAAGTGCAGTCTTCAAAAGACAGTCTTTATTACTTGCTTTCTAATCTTGCAAATCGCGGCATTCAGTACTGGTGTATTGATAAGACCGTCATAGGTCTTAATCCCGACAAGTATGTTTACTACCTGCCAACTGGCACGGTAGATGTTTTGAACTCCAATTACCGAACAGTCACTGCAAATAACACTGGGGCTAATAGTTCTTCTGGCGTTACGGCCAACGCCTTTGATGGCATATACACCAACATTTGCCAGTTAACCACCAACACGGGTTATATTGGCATCAATAACGGGTCTGGAAATGACATCTACATGGGGACCGTGGGTATACTACCAGCAATATCCGGCTCAGTGACCCTCTCAATTCAGTCTTCTACCGATGGCACGACTTGGACAACGGTTTATAGCCCTGGAGCAGTTACTTGGTCTGCAGGCACGTGGCTTTATTATGATTTAGAGCCTTCTGCCAGCACGCCGTATTGGAGAATTCTGCAAACAGCAGGCGCCAATATGGGTGTCTATCAGGTGGTTTTTGGTTCAAATTCCAATGAAATACCACTTGCACGCTTGAATCGTGATGACTACACGAATTTACCCAACAAGAACTTTACCAGTCTTTATCCACTGCAATTTTGGTTTGACCGTAACATTCCCCAGCCTGCAATGTACGTTTGGCCTGCGCCATCATCATACGCCCCACAAATCGTGGTCTGGAGACATCGGCAAATCCAGGATGTAGGTGATTTATCAGGTGAGATAGAAATTCCCCAGAGATGGTATCTGGCCATTCAGAATATGCTTGCGCATCAGATGGCCATGGAGCTACCCACAATTGCTGGAGAGCGTATTCAGTATCTTGAAGGACAAGCTGAAAAGTATTGGAATATTGCTGAGCAGGAAGAAAGAGACAAGAGTCCGATTTACTTTGCTCCTAATATTAGTTACTATACGAGGTAAGTATGCCACGTACGCTAGATACTCTTGGCAATGCGGTATTAAGTATTGCAATTTGTGACAGGTGTCACATGAAGAGAGCGTACGTTGAACTGATGCCTGATGGCAATAATCCGGGCTTAAAAGTCTGTGATCATGGCTGCAGAGATCAGTTTGACCCATATCGTTTACCAGCGCGGCAACCTGAAAAGATTGCACTTAGATTTCCAAGGCCTGATGTCAGTGTAGCTGCAAACCAAGACTCGTTGATCACTGGGCCTTACAATACGTACAACATCTCTCCGGAGCAGAACATTGACAATCCAGAGACTAATGGCAACCTTGATAACCTGAGTCCGTAATATGGCCAATATACAAATTACGCAACTACCAGCAGCTGGTGCAATCACAGGCACAGAGTCAGTGCCTATTGTGCAAAATGGTGTAACGGTTCAAACTACAACGTCTGCAATCTCAGCCTCACCATCGCAGACCTACACGTACCTAACGGTCAACCAAACTCCGCAACTAGCTAATAGTCGTGCGCTATCAGGCGGCACAGGCATAGGTTTAGTTGATGGCGGTGCGCAGTCTACGTTGCAAATAACATTGAATGGCGCATCTGGAAGTTTAGAAGCCTCAGGCAATGGCGTCATTGTTAAAACAGGCAGCACCACGGTAGTGCCTAGAACATTGTCAACAACAGGCAATGGCATTACGGTTGCTGACGGCAATGGTGTTTCTGGGAATCCTACATTTTCGTTGACTGGCATTGCTGCGGCTATTGCAAACGCGTCAGGCACGGGTATGCTGGCAATTGTTGGCGGATCCACAATTGCAGGCCGTCAAATTACTGGTACTGCTAACCAAATTGGCGTTGCTAATGGTAATGGCGCAGGTGATCCTACATTAACTATTGCAGATAACGTAGTACTTCCTGGTACAGGCGCAATGACTGTAGTGTCAGGCACAACAGGTCAGCAACCTGTTGGCGCTGAAGGCCAGTTTAGATTCAACACAACTACTTCAACATTTGATGGTTTCTCTTCAGGCATATGGCGACAGTTCTCTCTTGCTGGTGGAGTGACATCGTTTAGTGCTGGATCAACTGGTTTTACACCAAATACAGCAACGTCTGGCGCTATCACTCTTGGCGGTACGCTTAATGTTGCAAGCGGTGGTTCTGGTGCAAACACGCTGACTGGTTACCTTATTGGTAACGGAACAAGCGCATTTACTGCCTCTGCAACGATTCCTACAACGGCTTTGTCAGGGACTATTACCAACGCACAGTTGGCAAATAGTTCAGTAACCTACAACGGTACTACTGTTGCCTTGGGCGCTTCTGGAACAATTACAGCAAACACAACAAACGCATTGACCATTGGTACTGGTTTGTCAGGCACATCGTTCAATGGTTCTTCCGCTGTAACAATTGCGATTGATTCGACTGTTGCTACCTTGACGGGTACGCAGACGTTGACCAACAAGACAATCAGTGGCTCAACCAATACGCTGACAAACATTGCCAATGCAAGTCTGACCAACTCGTCTGTGACTGTCGGTACTACAGCTATTGCTTTGGGTGCATCAAGTCTTACTTTAGGTGGTCTGACTTCTGTTGCGGTGACGCAAGACCCTGTGTCGGCGTTGGAATTGGCTACTAAGCAGTATGTAGATTCTGTGGCTCAAGGGTTAGACCCCAAGGCGTCTTGCGTGGCGGCAACAACGACAAACATCACGCTGTCTGGAACGCAGACGATTGATGGTGTAGCGTTGATTGCGGGAGATAGGTGCTTGGTTAAAGATCAAACATTGAGCCAAGACAATGGAATTTATTTGGTTGCGGCGGGTGCATGGACTCGTGCAACGGATATGGACTCGTGGCTAGAAGTCCCCGGAGCGTTCACCTTCATTGAGCAAGGAACTCTGTACGCTGACACTGGTTGGGTTTGCACTTCCAATGCTGGCGGTACTTTAGGCACAACCCCTATTACTTGGGTTCAATTTGCTGGCGTCGGTTCTTACACCGCAGGCACAGGTTTAACTCTCACGGGTACGCAGTTCAGCATCACCAATACGGCGGTAACAGCCGCCGCGTATGGTTCTGCTACGCAGGTTGGAACCTTTACTGTTAATGCGCAAGGTCAATTGACTTTAGCGAGTAACACCACAGTGACTCCAGCGGTTGGATCTATCACAGGATTAGGTACTGGAGTTGCAACTGCTTTAGCGGTCAACGTAGGTTCTGCTGGCGCTTTTGTGACGTTCAATGGCGCACTAGGTACACCAAGTAGCGGCACGTTAACCAGTTGTACTGGTTTGCCACTGACCTCTGGCGTTACGGGAACTTTGCCCGTGCTTAACGGTGGTACTGGAGCAACAAACGCTACTGATGCAAGAACAAACTTAGTTGCCGCAAAATCAGGCACTAACAGCGACATCACAGAGTTGTATGCGCTGAACGGAACGTCTTATGGCGTGGCGTATCAAAACGCTGGAAATCAACTGATAATGGGGTCAGCATTGACATTCGACGGCACAGTGTTATACGTGCCGGGTGGCATATCTGGAGGAACTTTCTAAATGGCACAAGCAACTTACACCCCTATCTTGCTGTACCACAGCACTACAGCGGCGGCTGTACCGACCTCTGGCAATCTTGCTAATGGCGAGTTAGCAATCAACATTACTGACGGCAAGCTGTATTACAAAAGCAATGCTGGAACGGTTACTCTTCTAGCGGGTGCTGGCGGTA